ATGCCGACTCTCAAGCAGCTTTCCATCGCCTTAGGGCTGTTGACCAGTGATCATTCTCCCGTTCCCAATGAGGACGGCTGGCAGAACTACGTCTGGCGCGTCCACGCCGCGCAGGAATGCCTTGATGTCGAGGATGGATATTGCGTCCTGGTCCAGGACAAATGGGATTGGAAGCGGCCGCAATATTACAGCTTTTCCTTCCGTTCGGACCCGAAGACCAATTCGGTCACATCCCGCATCACGCTTAGAAACGAAGACACCGAGGATGACGATCAGGTCTGCGTCGTTGCAAGCTTCCTCAATGCTGCCGGGCAGGAGGTCGGCATTTTCTTCGCCAATTGGCGCGCGCTCCCCGGCCGGTCCTATAGCCGCGAGGCGCCGATCTGGCTGACCACCGATGTCAAGGAGATCGCGACCGTGGCAGTCGGCACGAAACAATGCGACGTGAAGGCGATGGCCGACGCCCAGAATTTTTACAGGATCCGGATGGAGCTGAAGCAACGCTGATGGCGATGGGGTGAGGGGGCGTTCGCGCTTTCGGCTATCTCTTTTGTTTTGACCCAATTCCCGACGCAAAACCGGTTCCCGCTTTTGCTGGAATTGCTCTATTTGATGTCACCGCCCGATCGCGGAGGCGCAAACCTGTCGCCGGGGCTGCCGATCCTGTCGCCCTTTTTGACGCCGATCGTCCCGGTCGGGCGCGGGTCTGCGCGCTGATCTGCGCGCTGATCGCTGGGCCATGTCACGATCATGAAAACAAGTCCGAGCACGAGCGCCACGAGTGGCGGTGCGACGAAGATGATCAATAGATAATGCCGTGGTTTCATGGAGTTTGTCGACAGGTGAGGCCTTCACCTGAGCAGCGGCTTTCTCAAATCGGTTGCGGTCCGTAAGCGCAGGACGGACTTTCCTGTTGTCCATCATCACTGACGCCCTGCCGGTGCTGCAAACTCGGCAGGGGAAGAACTGTAGTTCGAACCTTGTTCTTCGTCCATTACCTAATCCGGCGAGCCGTCAGAAGATATAACGGGCGTCACACGACAGCGCCGCGCGTCTTTTCAGACGCGCAAAGGACGCTGTGGCTCGGAGTTCGAGGCGCTAATCGGCCTTCTGCAACACTGGCACCAGAGCCGGATCGGCCGCGAGCTGCGTGGCGATGTAGTCATTGCCCCAGGATGTCTCGTGCGTGCCATCCGAGGTGAAAGCGCCGCCGAGAGAGACGTGGTCGACGGGAAGGGCAGCCCATGCCCCGGTTTCTGCTGCCGGCGTCGTCGGGTTGCCGGCCTCGCCCCATTTGCCTGCATCCGCGCAGATGACCATGTCGAGCGCTCCGTTCGGGTTTGTCCGAAGGAACCGGTTGATCCAGGAGCGGAAGCTGACATGGGCGGCATAACCGGGCCTGGGGACCTGATAACTCGGATCGCTCCAGGTGAGGTTGACCGATGCATTCCCCATGGGAGAGGCAAGGCCAACGGGCAGATTCACGGTGATCCTGTTGCCGTCGATCGCCGTGATCCGAGCGTAATTTTTCCAACTCGTGTTGAAGGCCTTCGGAATGAGGCCGGCCACTCCGACATTGCTTCCGACAACGAGTTTTGAAACGTCGGGGATGGTCAGGGTGAGATCACCGGTACCACTGTCATAGATATAATCCGAAGCTTTGACGTTCGACGTCGTGTCGGGCGTGAGCGTCGGCGGAATGATCTTCACATGCGGCATGGCAGCCCTGTACTGCCTGAAGAGCTTGCGCATCTTGCCGACAAGGGACATGCCGGCGGTCGAGGCCATGTCGTCAGGCCCGATATAGGTCCAGCGGACGTCGCCGTCGACGATATCCTTGCCCGTGCCGCTCGGCGCAAGGGAACCGGAGGCGCCGCCGGTATCGGCGATATAAGCGTTGCCGTTCGCCCTGCAGGTGTCGTCGGCTGCCCAGGTCTTTTGCGACCAGTCCGGGGTCGAGGTCTGCGTCGTATCGTTATGAGGATCGCAGGGAAGGAGGTGCGTCGGATTGCACCAGGCTGCGAATTCCATGCGGCGGTCGATTCCGGAGATGAGCTGATAGTTATAGCTGTCGGCGCCTCTGGACATCTGGGCGCAACCGAGGCCAAGCTTGTATGCCAGACGCGTTCCCCAACCGGTATTGCCGTAGCGATCGCCGCCGCCGTCACCGAAGGTGCCCGAACCGGCCATGCCCTCGTTGGCACCCTGAAGCTTCGAGTTGCCCATCGACATGATGGCAACGGCGTTTGCGGGAACGGCGACCCTGATGGCGCCGACCAGCATGGTTCCGGGATTGCCGGTCTGGCTGCCGTTGGCGGCGTGAAACTTCGTCTGCGTCATCGTCGGGTCGGAGGACACCAGTGAGGTCGTCGAATTAAACGAACCGTCCCGGCGGCCGATGAAGGTCGAGGCATTGACGACGCTGTTGATGGCCTTGTTCTTCACGGAGCCGGAGCGTCCGGCGACGCATTCATGCAGCAGGATGCCGCCGATTGCCGTAAAGGCCGGAATGTCGGCCGGGGCTGTCACCGTGAAGACCATCATGCGTTCCAGCTGGCCCGGAACGTATGAATAGATCGCCTTGTTATCCCTGGTGTTCAGGCAGCGATGGCGACTGGCAAGATCAGGCGAGGATGTCGAACTGTCGTTGAACGGATATTCCATCGACAGCATGAAATCATAGGCTTCGGCGAGATCGACCTCGAGAACCGGGCTGCGCGGCGGACGCTCGAGCGTCCAAAGCGGAAAGGAAAACTCGATCAGCTCGCCCGCTTTGATGTCATAGGGCAGGAAATACTCCTTGCGCCGAACGAAGGCCATCTGGGTCGAACCGGATGTATCCTTCTGATAACCCGCATTCGTGCCGTAGGCGACGGCGCGGCGCACTCTCTGCCCTTCACCATTCCTGGCAGTCATCTGCATTGCGAGCGCCGGCCGGGCGCCCGCCGTCAAAGCGGCGGCAATGCTGCCGACGGATATCGCCGAAAGGCCGACGATCAGGTTGCGGCGTGTAATGTCCAATGCGAGCCTTCCGTCATCAGGTGTGATCGAGCCGGTCGTCAGCCCCGAGATATCAGCGACAAGGCTACCGGATGCAGCATTGGATGCAATGGTGGCGATGGTTTGGCCGTAACGTAACAGCTCGATGAAGGGCGGGAGCGCTGGTGCTGCCTATCAGTATTCTGCCCGGATTGGGGGCCTCGCGCATCAGCGAGGCCTATTTCCGTTCAGGAGACGATCATCGGTGAGTGCTACGCGCCGAACCCCCACAATGCCACAGGGTCAACGTCTTCCATGACCTTGATCTTCGAAAACTGAACGGCTGATGGCGGCGCGCTGCGGTCGCCGGTGATGCGGATCTCGATCCCGACGCGGTCGGCGGTTCCCCAGGCCGGATCCCATCGGAACGGCTCGGAAATGAGCTTGTAGGTTCCCGAGCGTCCCATACCGAGAACGAAGGTGTCGGAGGAGAGGCGATAGCCGCTGAAGCCGCTTGAGCGGTTTGTCGTGCCCTGGCGGGTTATGTAGCGCAATTCGATGAAAGCCGGCGTGCCGTCGAAGGTCTGGACCTCGCACATGGCGCGATACCATTTCGTCTGGTCGAGGGTGAACGGAACGGAAATGGACTGCGCGTTAAATTCAAAATAAGCACCGCTATCGACCTGAAGCGGAGTGTAATCGATGCGCTGAGCTTTGGCTCCGCCACCGATATCCACCAACGACGCGACAGCAGAAACATTGCGTGGAATGTTGATCGCAACCCCTGTGGCAACCTGTCCGGTACCGGTGCGGTTTGCATTGGTACCCGCCCATGTCCCGGCAGTGCCGCCGTTGAGCTGCGATATGCCGGTCGGAGCAAGGTTGTTGTTGGCCGGGTTGAGGTCGATGAAGGTGCCGGCGGAGAAGAGGCTCTGAATGACCGGAAGAAGGATATCTTCGCCGATCGCGCGCGCAGCCTTCGGGCTCTGGTGCACCTTGTCGTCCAGATACATGCTCGTATCAGGGACGCCACCAGGCGCAAGCACCGTGTCGAGATCGAGGATTGCCACGATGCCGTCGCGGGTGGCCTGCGCGGCGATCCAGGCGTTGAACGCGATCCGCTTGGCATGGCGGTCGTCGCCTGCAGGCCAATCACCGCGGTATGGCACCTTTACGACAATGGCGAGTTTGCCGGCCTTGCGGATCTTCGACAGGCCCTCGTCGAACTTCGTGATCAGATAGGTCAGGGAGAACTGGCTGTCATCGCCCGATGATATGGTATTCGAGCCGCCTTCGAAGATCATGGCCTTGAAATCGCCAAGCAGAAAGGCATCAAGACGGGCGACAATACCGCCCAGATAGCCAGCGCCTGAAAAGGCGAGATGATCGCCCGCTTTCGCGTTGTTGAACCCCGAGGTGTTCAGCCCCAGCGGCGACGTCGTATCAAACCACTGATCGACACGGAAACGCGGATCGAGACGTTTTGCCCATTCGATCAAGCCGATACCGATGCTGAAGCCGGCGCGACCGGCTGTGGTGTCGGGGATGTTGGGGTTGAAATCAATGTTGTTGCAGGCGACGTAGCTGTCGCCGATAGCGCCCAGCAGCTCGCCTGCGGCAAGTGGCATGCTTGGCAGGGCAACAAATGCCACGACGGGGCCGATTGCCGCGCTCGTGGTCTCGACGGGTGTGGTGTCCGCCATCGCGGTCTCGATCACCCGCAGGTATTTCCCCGTCAGCGTTCCCAAAGTGAACGTTGTTCCACTGAACGGACTCCCGATATCCGTCCACCCGGTCGATCCGTCATCGGAAACCTGCATCTGCCGGCTGACATTCGTCGGGGCGAAATTATAGGTGGCGGGCTGGACGGTGATGACAAGCGTATTCATCGGCGTCCCGGTCAGGAAAACATCCGAGAGCGAACTTGGCGCGCCGCCGCCCTTGACCGGAATGACCGGCGCATTGCCATAGAGGCTGCGCCCATCCGATATCCTGACGGCGCCGAGCACGGGCAGGTCGTTATAGACGGTCGCGCCATCGGTGACGATCTCGACGCCGAGGACAGGTCTGTTATCGACGAACAGGGTGGTGTCGCCCACATCGCGGATGCCGATGACAGGGCGGTTGTTGAACATGCGCGTGCCGTCCGGAACGATCACCACGCCCTGGACGCGCTGCATATTATAGAGTTTCGCCATCGGCGCTCTGCCTTCGCTCGAAGAGAAAAAAGAGCGGCCGAAGCCGCCCGAGGTGGCCTGTCGATGAGGGGTGTCAATCGCCAGGCTGGGAGGAGTTGTGGATTTCCGGTGGCGTCCAGTCCGGGGCGGGGCCGCCAAGCGCCTCCTGCACGCCGTTGCCGATTGGCTCGGGAGGCGTGGTGGGCTTGGCGGTCTTCGCGGATGGCTTTTTATCGGCCGGCTCCGCTTCCGCCTTGCCAGTGGATTTGTCACCGGATCGGGCAAGACGCACCCATTTCGGGCGGCGCTTTTCGTCTTTCCAGAGCGCGTCCGGCAGGCCGAAGCGCTCGCCGGGGTCGCGTCTGATGCCGCCGAAATAGCCACGCTCGGTGGCGACGACATCAACCATGCGAGGGAACCCCTGCGGTGAAGCCGGCGGTGATCTTGCCCGTGGTGGGGGCCGTGCCGGTCACGGTGTAGAGCAGGCGCAGGTAGAGCTCGTCCGTGCCGCGCGGAATATGGCTCGGCGGGATGATCTTGCCGGCCTTGAGATCGACGAGGTTGAGCGTGGTGGTGATGACCGCCTTCGGCGAGGGGAAGGCCTCGTTGTCGTCGGTCTGGATGGTGACGGCAAGCGAGGTGAGGTTGTTGAAGCTCTCCACCACCTGCATCAGGAAGGGGATCGGTTCGCCCTTGCCGATATCACGGGTCAGGCCCTGCTTGATCGGGCCGAGATTGATGACATTGGTGCTGGGGCCGGTTGCGGTGATCGCCTGTGCGTCCGAAAGCAGCGTCTGCCGGTCGAAAATCATGGGATGTGCCTTTCGTTAAAGGAGGGTCGCCCGCCGCCTCAAGACGGCTGGACTTATTCAAGAGAGGGTCGCCCGCCGTCCGATGACGGCGGGACTTATTCAAGAGAGGATCGCCCGCCGTCCGAAGACGGCGGGACTGGGTGGAGACGATCAGGCGAGCGCCGGAACGGCGGCTTCGGTGTTGAGGATGGCGTCCGTCTCGCGGATCGGGATGCCGCGATAGAACTTCACTTCCTGGCCCTCGACGAACTGCGTGGTCAGGTGCACCGTGTTCTGCCGGTCGGAGGTCAGCGCGCGGTCTGACGACTGCACGTCGAGCACTTCGAGCACGTCCTTGTTCATGTAGATGGCGATGCGGCTTGCCTTGGCATTCAGCCGGCGCGACTGCAGGCGATAGTAGCCCTTGCGCATCAGCGCCCAGAGATCGACGCTGCCGGCCATCATGTCGGAGACGTCGATATTGGCGACGCGGGCATTGTAGCGCCAGTCCTTCACGGCGGCACCGATATGCCAGGTATAGAGCGTTTCCTTGGCATAGTAGGGATCGCCATTGGCATCGAGCACGCGCTGCTCGCCCTTGTCGTCGATCTTCACGCCGGCCTTGGTGCCCTTGGGATAGAGCAGGTGGGTGGCATGGTCGCCCCAGGTGACGAACCAGATAGAGGTGTTGTCGGCGCCGGTGCCGCCGCCATTGACCACCTGGTTGGCGATGTTCGGCTGCGCCACGTTCGGCAGGTTGGGGTTATAGGCGGCGTAGCGGGCAGAGAGGCCCTTGAACTTTTCCGGCGTCGTCGCGGTGTCATGGTAGAAGAGGCCCGAGGCCATTTCCTGGCTCAGCGACTCGATGAAGGGCATGGTGTCGACGAGACGCGCTTTCGCCTTGTCGGGTGCCAGATCGAGCAGGCGCATGTCGATTTCGGAGCGGGCATGCACGAAGCCCGTCGTATCGTCCACCTGCTGCATGGTGGCCTTGGACTGCTTGATGCCCTGGTAGAGCCGGCCCCAGGAGACGGAGGGCAGGCCGGTGCGCACCATATGGCGGTGCACGGCATCCATGTTGCATTCGACGGCCATCGCGTCGTCGAGGATCGGGTTCTGCTGGGAGAGAAGCTCGATGACGGCGCCTTCGGCAGAGCCTTTGAATGCGTCAACGAGATTGGGGTAGTAGCTGCCAATGGTGGCCATGTCTTATCAGCCCTTCGGTGCGTCTTTGGGAAACATCAGGTGCGCGGTTTCGGCTTTCCTGCCGTTTCCGCCCGCGCCGCCGTTCGGTGGGTTGTCCTCCTGGATCATCGATCCGACCTTTGCGAAAATTCTGATCATTTCGGGGTGGTTGCCGCCGCCGCTGGAATTCAGGTACTCGCGCAGCGCCGGCGTGCCGAGACGGGAGAGCGCGCGCTGGGCGGAGCCCACGGTGCCGCTCCATTTCGCCCCGCCGATCTCGCGGTCCCTGCGCGCCTCGTCCGCCCAGCCCTGAACGCGGCCGGCCCAGGCTTCGGACGCGGCCTTGCCGCGGCGGCCCTGGATCTCGATGAAGCGGTCGGCCAGCTGCTGTGCCTGCCGGTTGGTCAGGCCGAGATTGTGGAAATCGGGGCCGAGCGCGTCGAGCAGTTCCTGATCCACTTCGATGCCCTCGGGCATGGTGAGGGAATAGCGGCCATCGTCGGGGACGCGATCTGCCGGGTCGTCGCCGGCTGCATCGTCGGGCTTGCCGGTGTCATGATCGGCAGCGTCGGCGCGATCATCGCTACCGCTGTCACCATCTGGTGATAGCGCGTCGTCGGGAAAGAGAATGGTCTCCGGCGCCGCACTGTCGCCGGCATCGCCGCCACCGCTGCCGGTTCCCTCGGCACTGCGCAGAACGGCCGGAAAGAAGCTCCTGCTATGCATCGATGTCATGGTCTTCGCCTTCCTCTTGTTCGGCGCGGCTTGCCGCCGCTGCCTTGTCACTTGCCTTGAGATCCGCGATGGCGAGCAGCAGGCGCGGATAGAGCGTCGGATCGATGCGATCGAGCTCGGCGATCAGCCGGCGGCCGACGCCCTGTTTTCCGAGCGTGTAATGCGTCGCGTTGCCAAGCTCTCCCGCATAGGCCTCCTGGTAGACGGCGCATTGTTCCAGCATCCAGAACAGCACGCGCTTGCCGGAGGCGGTCGCGAAGACCTCGCGAAACGCCGTGGTGATTTCGTCTCGCTGAATGGTTTGGGGGATGGATGGTTGATCCTTAAAATGATCCATCAGGCGAGCCCCAGCTGGCGCAGAAGTGCTGCGCCGTTCGGGTTGTCATTGGCATCGGCCAGCACCTGTGCGGCCTTGGCGCCCTGATTGAGGGCGGGTGCGACCTGCGAGGCCATCTGCGCCGTCTGTGCCGCCTGCATCTGCTGCGCCCTCTGGGCGCGCATATCCTCCACCTTGTCGTCGGCGAGGATCATCGAGGGCGGCGCGCCGATCGCATCGAAATAGAGATCGATCGCCTCGTCGACATCGAGCTTGTCGAGTGCTTCCGGCTTGACCGCCGAGACCTGGCCCATGAAGGCGACGCCGCGCTCGATCGCGCCGGTGGCGACCGCCTGCTGCGCCTGCGCGAGCGTGGAGATATATTCCACCTTCAGTTCCGTGCCCTGCAGCTCCGGCGGGGGCGGGGGCAGCTCGTCACGGGCCGCCAGAATATCGAAGGTGCGGTCGATGGTCGGGCCGAGCTGATCGCCGAAGACGTTTTCGAGCACGGGGCCGAGCTGCAGCAGCTGCTCTTCCTTGCGCTGCGTCAGCTCGAACTGATT